GCAGCAAGTGGTGGTGGTGGTGGTGCTGCTACGAGAGTAAATGAAGCCGAAACAACAGGCTCGATAGCTGATGGCGCTAGTGGTAATATTGCATTCTCAACACTCGGTAAATCATTTGGATTACTTAAAGTTACTGTTGATAAAGAATGTTGGGTAAGGATTTATTCTGATACATCATCAAGAACAGCAGACGCATCCCGAACACAAGGTACTGACCCAGCAGATGGTTCAGGTGTTATTGCAGAATTTATCTCAACGACTTCAGGCACACAAGTATTTAAAGTTACACCATCAATTATTGGTTGGCTTGATAATTCAGAAACAACAGTTCCTGTAGCAGTTCAAAATAACTCGGGAACAACAGGGACAGTTCAAGTTACGATCGACGCACTTAAATTAGAGTCTTAATATATGGATAAGCAATTTTATAACGTATTACTAGAACCAGGTTCTGACGAAGCAGCATTTCTTGCTAATGAAGCAGCAGGTATGATTTGTCATGATAATCTTGACCTCTTTGATATGTGTTTAGTTATGAAATTAACAGAAGCAGAAGCAGCAACGCTAGAAGCAAGTCCAAAAGTAATAGAATGTCACAAAGAATTAGTAGCTGAGCCTGATTCATATCCAACAAGTATTCCAAGGTACGAAACACCAACTACAGAATATAGAGCAAGATACTATCCATCCGGCGGTGACGACGGTGCTGATTATACTGGTTCAAATATGTTTTTTACTAGTGAGTTTAAAGGCGCTACAGGTTTTAACCCGCCTATAGGATATTTTGGTGATACAAACTTTGAGGATACAGTTAAATCAAACTTTATGGGTGACTATGTTGATATAGTTGCAGTTGAAGCAGGATCCACAGCAGATGCTCTTGCCAATGGCCACGAAAATCATGTTGACTTTCAAGAGTTTGATAGTACTACTAGTAGGTTTGTTCCTATGGATTGGTCCGATATAAACTCATCTTTAACTAGTACTTTAAACAATCAAATTACTAACGCCAATGGTGCTGGAGATGGTTGGTTTACATATCATGCAGCTGGCGTACTTAGTGCAGCTGGTGGTAAATATTGCGGTTGGGGTAAAAACTCTTCGCTAAGATTAATATATCTTGGTGGTGAATCAACAGCTTCTGTTTATTACGCAGTACTTCAATGGCACCTTGCCAAACCTATTAATCCTATTACTGGAACTCGTAATGCAACAGTTGTTACTGGAGCATGGGGCTTTGGCGGATTAGAGCATACGAAGTTTTTTGATATTGAAGATTGTTCATATATAGAAGCAAAAGATCCAGTTACTAATGCCACTACTAGGTATGACAGAGGCGGTTACTTAGAAGGTGAAGAATTTAATATTACAATGACTGCCACAGGTTCTGCAGAATATATAGTTACAGGCAGCGATCGATTATATAACGGATCTACAGCATCAACACCTCTAGGCAATAGAGGCATTATGGGAAGACCGGGCGATAGAATTACAATAACTAACAATGCAGTCGGTGCGCATCCTCTCTATGTTAAAACTTCACCGAGTAGTGGATCTACTAGTAATCTATATTCTGGAGTAACAGGACAAGGCACATCAGAAGTATCTTTTATCTTACCTGACGCAACTATAGGATTGCATTATATTTGTGGATTTCATTCAGCAATGACTGGAACTATAACAAGTATTAAGGATACTACAACTTGGGGTCAAGATCTTAGACCATTCTTTAGATCTGGTATTATTCCAAGAGTAATTCTAGACCCTGCAGATAATACTGATAAGTGGATGATTTCAGTACCAAACTCGTCACGCTGGTCGTCTTGGGATACAATTATGGGCCAGTTTGCTGCTTACGAAGGAATATATCATTTTAAAAGCGCTGGTAATAATGCTCATGTTGCAGTTGATCCAGGTGATAACAGATGGAACACAGTTGTTAGGCAAGACGGCAATAGCCCTTATGTTATTAATTCTGTTGTTAGCCAAACAAATAATTTTAGTTCAACTGCAAATCCTGGGGCATTTGATAATTATCCGCTTAGAACATATATTAATGGTGGAGATAATCAATTCACAGTTGCTGCTTGTCAACAAGACGACACAAACAGATTATTAGATGATTATAGTAACAGAGGCCCAATGATTGACATAGCTTCTTATGGAGCGCAAACGTGGACATCATATCCAATTCAAGCTTATAGTGATGGCAGATGGGGTTATTTTAGTGGAACAAGTTGTGCTGCTCCAGTAGCTGCTGGTTGTGCTGCAGTATTTTTAGATTGGTATGTTACTCAGAGAGGTAAATTTCCAACTATTCCACAACTCAAAGAATTAATACAAAAACACGCTAAAGAAAACTTAATAGAAGATATAGTGACTAATATTGACTTTGAAAATCAAATAGGCACGTTGGACCCTAATATCGGCCAAGCTAGATTATCGCCTAAAAATATATCTTCAAGTAAATTATACTCTTCAACAGAAGTTAATAGAATTAAAGATGGTGATAGCAGTAATGGTGGAGCAGACTTAACCGTTCTAGCTGGGACACAACCATTAAGAATTCATATTCCATGGGGAATCAGAATGGGAAGCGGTAAATATATCGCTGGTGGTTCCGAACAAACACAACATAAAAGGAGACCGACCTCTGGATCTGTTTGGCCTCGAAGAAAGGTTTCTTTTTCTTCTTGAGACCTATTATAAATAATAAAAACAGTTAACAGTTAGAGTCGAACTTAAAAATGGCAGAAATACTTTCAAATAGCTTTAAAACAGATGTTACCCGATTATTTATTGACGATCTCGTCACTAATGACTATTGGCTATTTGTTTCTGGGATTGATACCTTCGCACCCGCTGACTCAGTTAAGTCAAAGCGTGAGTTTTTAGAGAAAACTTTATTCGCTAAGAAAGTAATTGAATCTGATATTCACTTTATGATAAAGTATTACCCTTGGCAGGTTGGCCAAGTATATGTTGAATATGATGATGAAGCAAATTTAACTGATCAAAGATTTTATGGAGTTGTTGGTCCAAACGATAATGATACTGGTGACTATCGTGTTTATAAATGTTTAAACAATAATGCTGGTACTACAGCAACTACACCACCTAATTATGATGCTACTAACACAACTCAAATTTATTCAACGGCCGATGGTTATGTTTGGAAATATATGTATGTTATTAGCTCATTAGAATTTGATGCTTATAACGCAATTGGTTATATACCAATTACACCAACACCAGTTCCTAATAATCCAGTAGCAACTACTAACAGTACAATTTCAGATATTGTTGTAACCAATCCTGCAGATAACTTTGGATACGTTTTAGAAAGAGGCTCATTTGCCTTGACACCGTTTTCAAGTGGTGTTATAATAGTAGAACCTACAACTACCTTTAGCCCAATAACAAATTACTATACTGGCCAATACTTATATTCAACAAATCCAAGTAACGGTGTTTCAAGATTATGGCAAATTACTTATTATTCTTATAACACTGCTACAGGTAATGCTGAAATACGAGTTGGTGCAGAATTATTAACAGGTGCTGCTTCTCCAGATATATCTGGTGCTGCAAGTAATGCTAATTTCCAAATCTTCCCAAGACTTAAAATTGAGGGTGACGGTACTGGAGCTATAGCAATCCCAAATATTATTGATGGTAGAATAACTAAAATAACTGTATTAAATGAAGGAAGCAATTATACAAACGCTACTGCAAGTATTGTAGATCCTTCTTATAGTTTTGATCCAGAAGATACTACAACAACCGATATTAGAGCAGAAATACGACCTCGCTTATCACCTGCTGGAGGCCACGCATTTAATTTAATCGACGATTTCCGTTGTAAGCACTTCTCAATGTATGCTTATATAACTGCCGATGATAATACAAAGATCGGTGATTCAAATACTTATGGTGGAGTTGGTATTGTACGATCGCCTACGTTTGATACAGGCTTTACTGCAGAAATCGTAGATAACAGAATAGCAATAACAACAGACGATTTTGATAAAGTGTCAGCTAATGGTAGTATTATTCAAGTTGATGGTAATAACGAAACTGTTTTTAGTGGCGTAGTACACGAGATTGACACATCAGCAAATACAGTTTATGTTGCTGAATACTTGGGTCCCTATAATAATAACAGCGATACTCAAACAGCTTTCAGTCGATCTGCAAACGACCTGCCATTAGATTTAACTTTACCATTTAGAAATGAAACTGGCCAGACAATCAATATAAATACTCCTGTAGGAGACAATGTAATTTTACCCAAATACATACAAAGAACCGGCGAAGTTTACTTTATGGAAAACTTCTTCCCACTAGCCCGAACCGACCTATCTCGTGAGGAATTTAAGTTTGTACTGGAATTTTAAGGAAATAAAATAAATGCCTATTAACACAAATCTCAACCAATCGCCTTATTTTGACGATTACGATCAAGATAAGCAGTTTAATCGCATTTTGTTCAAGCCCGGCTTTGCGGTTCAAGCGCGTGAGTTAACACAGCTTCAGTCTATACTTCAGAACCAAGTTCAGCAATTTGGTGATAATGTATTTAAAGAAGGTAGCATCGTTAAAGGATGTACCTTTACTGATATCGACGGTTTACAATATGTTAAACTGAGAGAAGGTACTGTTACCGCGTTCGACCCAACTTTATATGTAAGTAAAGTTGTAACAGAAGAAGTTGTTGGCGGTGCAGAGCAAGAGGTCGACTATGTATATAAAATTACTGGTCAAACATCTCAGCTTCAAGCACAAATTGTTGCAGCAGTAAGAGGTTCTCAAGGTACTTCAGCTGCCAACGCGCCAAATAATACATTCTTTATTAAATACTTAAATACTACTACAAGTTATTCACAGTTTAGTCAAGGTGAGAAGTTTGATATTACGTTAACTAAATACAAGCGTGGTACTGGTGTTCCTGTAAACCCCATTCAACCTATTACTCTTCCTACAGTTGGTACAGACACTGTAACTATTTGGAATGACAGTGACGCAGTTGGTAAAGCATTCGGTATCGAATCATCTCCAGGCGTACTCTTCCAAAAGGGTCACTTTATTTATGCTGAAGAACAAGTATTAATTATAGAAAATTATAGTAATATTCCCGCAGATAAATCTGTTGGTTTCCGTATTGCAGAAAATACAATTAACGCTCTTGTTGATGATTCGTTATACGATAATGCTTTCGGATCTAAAAACCAAAATGCACCTGGTGCAGACAGATTACAATTAGTTCCTCAATTAGTAGTTAAAACTCCTGCAGAAGCAAAAGAAGATGCTGATTTCTTTGCACTCATTCGTTATCAGAACGGAAACGCAGTTACATTGAGAGATGTATCTCAGTATAATGTTCTTGGTGAAGAATTAGCAAGAAGAACATACGAAGAATCAGGTAACTACATATTAGAAACATTCCCAGTACGAAGCGATGACAGAATACCTCAAGGCGAAGCTAATAGTAAAGTACACGCACTAGTCGGTCAAGGAGTTGCTTATGTTAAAGGTTTCCGTGTAGAAAATAGTGGTGAACGATCATTTGAAATTGATCAAATAACAAATACAGATATACTTAATAATCAATCTATTGCTACTGAATATGGTCACTACGTTAAAGTTACTTCTGTTCTTGGACATGTTGATATTGACTGGACACCAATTGATTTACAAAATTCAGGCGGATCAAAAATTGGTGAAGCAGTTGCTATTAACGTAACACCAACAAGATTATACCTTGCAAATATTTCAATGTCTGGAAGTATCGGAGACTTAGCCAAAGTATCAGATGGTAATGGTGTTATTGAAGTTGGTAATGTTTTACAATCAGCTGCAAATAAAGCACTAATATTTCCTTCTGGCTTAATCAGTACTTTTGATATGACAGATACTCTAATACCTGTCCGTACTAAAGCAGAAGTTACACATACTGGTGGTGCAATTACAATTACTGCAAACTCTGGCGAAGACTTTATTTGCTCAAACTCTAAAGAAGATATTTTAGTTGTAGAAAAAACTACTAATGTGTTTAGAGCAGTCTCAGCAGTAACAGTTACTAATAACAGTTCAGAATTAAATATTACTATTGACGCTGGTGCAGCAAGCCCAGTGTATGTTTACTATAATAAGAGATTAGTTGGTTCTGCAAACGGTATTGATTCTTATAATAAAATTGTAAGAGAGCCGTATGTTAAAGTAAATTACTCAGGTAATGCTACTCCTGCTAATACAAAATATAGTTTAGGTTTCCCAGACGTATTTGAAATAACAGAAATTAAAACTTTAGGTACAGGCCCTGGTGGAATTGACGAAGACTTTACAGGAAGTTTCAGATTAAAACGAAATCAAAAAGATCAGTTCTATGACTTATCTTATATTGAGTATATAAACGGTCGACCAAAACCTCTAGATGGAACTGGAAATCTTTACATTAAAATGAAAGTATTTGAGTGCGACGGGTCCACTGGTGGCTACTTCTTTAATATTAATAGTTATCCGAATACCCTTGATCGAAATGACATACCGGTTCATGTAGGTGACTCTGGTGGACTATACAACCTTAGAGACAGCTTAGACTTCAGGCCTCACTGTGACAAAGACTCAGCAGCTAACTATGGTATAACAACTACTGGTGCAGCACCAAGTATTACAGCTGCTGTGGGTTCAACAATACCAACATTTGCAGATAAAGGCGCTCCACTAATACCAACGTTTACTGATGGTGTTACAACAGATATCGAGCATTACTTAACTCGTGTTGATACTATTACAGTTAACTCTTACGGCGATATAAGTTTAATTAAAGGTAAGGAAGCACGATTTGCAGTTCCACCTCAACTTGAAACTGATAAACTAGCGATCGCCCAAGTTAGTGTTCCTGGTTACCCTGCCTTATCATCTAAGGATGCTGATAGTCAAGGGAAGCGACAATATGCTATCGCTATGAAGCCAACAGGAATTAAAAACTATACCATGAAAGATCTACACTCATTAGAGAAAAAGATCGATAACATGGCATACTATATCTCATTAAATCAATTAGAATCTGATACACAGAATATAACAGTACTTGATGAAAATGGACTATCAAGATTTAAGAATGGTTTTATTGTAGATCCGTTTAATAACTTATCTCTAGCAGATATTGGTAATCCAGAGTTTAAAGCAGCTGTTCCATTTAACCAAAAGATTTTAACTCCAGCTCTAAACACATTCCCATTGGATCTTAAATATAAGTCAAGCACATCTTCTACTATATTCCCTAGTGTATCAAAGCCAAGTGTTGCTACTTTAACAAGAGATTCAAATGTTGATATTATAGAACAACCATACGCTACTAATTTCAGAAATTGTGTGTCTAACTTCTACAAATATGCAGGTGAAGGTGTTATCTCACCCCCGTATGACGCTGCTTACGATACAACAACAAACCCTGTTACTTTAGATATAGATCTTACAAGTCACTTTGAAGAATTCGTTGATGAGATTCAAGCATTCTTGCCTATGACTGATACAAGAACAATAAACGTGACGCCGACAGACAATTTTCTATTTTTTCAGGCACAACGCGCGGCGCGGCGCAATGGAACACCATGGCCCTTACAGGAGCAAATTGTAACAACTACAAGAGAAATAGAGGTTGGAGAACAAGTTATAAGCGCACCTGTTGGTGACTTTGTATCTAACTTCTCGTTCGAGCCGTTCATGGCCTCTCGTGATATTAAGATTTATATGTCAGGATTGAGACCAAACACTGAGCATTACTTCTTCTTTGATGGGGTTGATGTCAATGCCCATATTGCTAAAGGTACTCCAACTGCAAATGTTGTTGAAGATATTGAAAGGTTTGGTGACAAAGGTATCACTTCAATTGCAACTGACTCAACTGGTGTATTAAGAGCAGTATTCCATATACCAGCTGGAACATTCTATGTTGGAGATCGAGTATTAGAGATTGTTGATGTCAACCAGTATTCAAGCATTGATAGTGGTGCTACTTCTAAAGGTTTCGTAACATACCGTGCCTATAACTTCTCTATTGAAAAATCATCACTTACTACTTCAACTCGTGCACCAACATTTGATATTAATAGTACTACAACTTTTAGAAATGTAACTCGAAGAATACGTGGTCGTGATCCAATTGCTCAAACCTTCTTTATAAAGAAAGGTATGGGTTCAGGCTCAAATTCAATCTTCTTATCTGAAGTAGACGTATACTTTAAACGCGTTAGTGCAGATAATGGTATTACTTTACAAATACGTGAAGTTATTAATGGTTTCCCAACAAACCAAATTATTCCATTCTCAAAAGTACATAAATTACCAGCAAATCTTACTTCAGCTGTTAGTGATGACGCTTCAGTAGCAACTACATTTACTTTCGAGGCACCAGTTAGACTTGATGTTGAAAAAGAATATTGTTTAGTATTACAGCCTGATGCTTCAGATCCTAATTATTTAGTATTCATATCTAAAGTTGGTGGGCTTGACTTAACGCCTGGTTCATCTCAAGGAACTGCGATCGTGCAGGATTGGGGTGACGGTGTATTATTCAGTTCAACAAACAACAGCGCATGGCAATCTTACCAAGACGAAGATATGAAGTTTACTCTACGTAGACATAACTTCAGTGCTTCTACTGGTTCTGTTACATTAACAAATAACGATAATGAGTTTTTAACCTTAAACAATATTACGCCATCTGTTTCATCTAATTACTTTATTCCTGGTGAAGTTGTTTATTCTGTTAAAGAAACTGCTGGTGCAACAGCAAATACTGGTGGAGTTACTTCAAATTCTACAACTGTTTCACAAACAGCAGCTGATCAAACATATGTTATCGGTGACTTTGTTAAAATTATAAGTGGAGCTAATATTCAAATAGCTGAGGTTGTTAATATACCAAATGCAGACTCTTTTGTAATTAAATCGCCATGGCCGTACGCTACTGCAACAGGTATTGATATTAATCCAGTTGTAAAAGGTAATATTTCAAATTATAATACAAGAACACCTGGCACACTACAACTTGAAGCAAGTTCTGCTACAGCAACTAAAAACTTTGTTTCAACAGAAACTGTTACAGGTTTTGATAGTAAAGTATCTGCAATAATTACATCAGTTGATAATATCAATTTAAGTTATGTTCAGCCAATGATTATGAGAGCAAATGATTCAGTATCTACTACTTCACTAGACGGTACACTCGTGCCACCAAGTGCTATAAATACTACATACACATCTACATTAGCCTTTAATGATAATAATCATTTTAGTCAGAACGGTGCGATAGTTTATAGTAAATCAAATGATCCAACTCGATCTAAAGCGTTTGACTTTATCGTTAATATGGAAAATGCAAGTAATGTAACTTCTACACCGTTTATTGATATTGAAGCATCTAAGTTGATCGCTTATCAATACACACTTGACACAGACCAAGCAGAGTCTAGTAATTATATTTCTAAACCTGTTGAACTTGCTAGTGATTTAGACGCTGAAGATATACATGTGTATGTAACTGGTTATAGACCGGTTAATTCAGATATTAAAGTCTATATTAAAGCTCAAAATGCTTTTGATTCAGCGGACTTAGATTCTCTCGGCTGGACTGAATTAGAAATGTTTGAAGGAGTGGGTACATTCTCATCTAATTCAAATATTAGAGATTATAGAGAGTTCCAATACAGAATACCTGCAACTGCTAAAGTTGGTGGTCTACCTAGTGGAGCTCATACGTACACCTCAAGTAATGGTACATTTAATGAATTTAGAAGGTTTAAGATTAAAATTGCTTTAACTTCATCTAATATTCACAATGCTCCTACTTTAAGAGATTATAGAGCTATAGCTCTCACATAGGACTGATTAAAATGAGTGATTTAAAAAGAGATTCAATATCTGGAGCAATAATAAACAACGATGCGTCTGCGCTGAATAAATATAAAGTAGAGCGGAGTTATTATCGTAAAGTAGACAAGCTACAAGACGATATTTTAGAAATCAAGCGCAGTATAATCTCTATATACGAAAGAATCGAAAAACTGGAAAACAAGTAATGGCAAAGGCTAATTTACAGAATATTACAACCTCTGGTACATTCCAGAACTGGTTTGATAAAACCAATGAGATTGTAAATATTATTAAGACTGATACTCTTACCGCTGGTGGTGATACTACTAACGGTAATGCTACTTTAGTTGGTAATTTTACAGCAACTAACGTTATTGCTAATACTTTATTACAAACTGATGGTATCGGGCCAAAAACTGGTGGAGCTACTATTCAAGTAAATAGTGACACTAAAATTAATGGTACTTCTCAAAACGCTTTAATAGTTTCTCATGGTACTGGTGGACAAGCACAATTTACAAACGGTAGTATTACTTGGAATGCAGGTCTTAAAGACAGCGGCGGAAATTTCATTATCGATACTGGTGCTGGTGATGATAAATTTAGTCTAGCAACCAACGGTATGCTTACTGTACCTAATATTACAGTTACTGAAGATGTTACTGCTAGAGCCTTTTATGGTGATGGTTCAAATTTAACAGGTGTCGTATCAGCTGTTGGTATTAATGATATTACAGATGTTACAATTACTAGCCCTTCAGCTAACCAGGTTTTAAAATATAACGGAAGCGCTTGGGTTAACGGTACAGATGCTAGTGCTGATCCTGGAATACAAGACAGTTATCAAGGTGGTTCATTTATTACAACTGGTTCAGTTTCTGGTGAAGAAAAAGCCTTCATTACAGGCAAGAGACTAATTAATGTACCATTCGGAGTTCTTAAAAGTAGTTGGAATGATGTTGCCTACGAAGTACTTACTTGGGGCCCAAGTGGTATTAGTGTAAACGGTTACGGATATTTTAATGATGATGTTCAAGTCCGTGATGGTAATGTTACTGTTTATAGTAGCAGCACTATCAAAGCATTCATTGATACATCAGGTAACGGATACTTTACTGGTGACGTAACAACAAACGGTTCTGCATCAGACGAAAGATTAAAAGAAAATATAAAGCCTCTTGAAAAAGGTTTGAAAACAATAGAACAAATAAAGACGTATACGTTTAACTATAAAAACAAGCCTCAGGATACGCATCCTGGTGTTATTGCGCAGGAAATCGAAAAGCTGGTTCCTGAAGTAGTCTATGATGTTGAGATGGAAGAGGGTACGCGTAAAGCAGTGAGATACCAACAATTGGTTCCATTGCTAATAAATGCAATCAAAGAGCTAAGCGATAAGGTAAATGATTTAGAAGATCGGTTAAAATCGTAATTCGTAATGAGTACTTGAGTACTGACCTAATAAATAATAGATAAAAGGGAATAAGATTAAATGTCAAAGATTTCAGAACTAGGTTCCATTACCGGTGCAAATACTAGGTCGGAAGACCTTCTTGTAATTGTTAACCTTGTTCAAGGTGACGATGGTACCAAGAATATCTCAAGAAAAGAACTCGTACAAGCTATTCAGTACGAGATATTTGATCGTATCACTATTACAGGTGGAACGATCTCTGGCGTTGAGATGTCAGATAGTACTCTTGATAACGTTACAATTGATAACTCAAATATTGAAGATACTGATTGGATTCGTGGTACAATTGATGAAACCGTCATTACGAATTCAGATGCTAACAATGTTGTCATTACTTCATCTTCGTTTACTGACGGTTCGTTAGTATCTTCTACTGGTGAACAACTAACTATTGCCAATTCATCGTTCGACGATGGTACAATTACAAATAGTACTGCTAATAACGTTATCATAACTAATTCTGAGTTTAATAACGGAACTGCTAATGCAGTCGTAATAACAAATTCTGAGTTTAATGAAGGCACAGGTAACAATGTTGTCCTAACTAATTCAACTATTGATGATTCAGTAATCACTGATAGTACAGCAAATAATATCACAATAACAAGCTCAACCTATACTGATGGAGCTCTTGCTGATAGTACTGCTAATAATATTACCATGAGTTCATCAACGTTTGATGGTGGTCTAATTACAAATTCAGATGGTCGTACTATGGCCATCACTACATCATCTTTTGATAATGGTACTGGTTCAAATAACACATTTACAGATACTACTTTATTAAATGGTACTGCAAATAACTTCGTAATTACTTCATCACAGCTTAATGACAGTACTGTTAATAACACAATTATTACAAGTTCTGAATTTAACGATGGTACTGGTAACAATGTTGTCCTAACTAATTCAACTATCGATGACTCTATCTTTACTGATGGTGTAATATCTAATACTGAATTCCAAGGTACAATGCAGAATGTTGTAGCAACTGATATGACAATCAGAAGCTCCGCTGCAGATGGTTTATCTTCTAACAATTCAACCTTTGAAAATGGTGCGGTATCTGGTTCAACCTTTGACGGCGGAACGATAACAAATACGAATCTTGTAGACTTCGACATGAATTTGACGCAAGAGTTCGACGCGCCGATGGACGACGAGTCATACTTTGCTATTCGTAACGAAAGAACTGGTGATACTGAACAGATTAATTTCAACCAACTCTTTGAAGAAGTTTCTAAGAAAACAGCACAAGCACTTAAAGTTAATGTAGACGCTGGATCTGGTGATGATGCAAATCCAGGTACAATGATGCAACCAGTAAGAACACTGGAAAGAGCATTTGAACTTTGTTTAGAAAAAGCTGGTGGTGAACTTAATCGTAACGCTATTAACAACGCGGTTCACATCTCAGTTGGTCCTGGTACTTATTATACAAAAGGTAACTTGATGTTGCCTGATGATTGTTCTTGTACCTCAACTGCTGGTCAGTATGCAACTGTTATCGAGGCGCTGCCTGGATACGAAAACAATAACGGAATCTTAGTTGGTTCTGGTTGTTATGTTCAGGGTTTTGGTTATCAGAACTGGAAAGTTGATAACTTTGACTTCCCAGAAGGCGGATTCGCAATTGCTTATCGACCTGGTGCTAAACTATTACGTTCACCTTACTTAAGAGATAGTACTCAGTTATCTAACTTCTTACGTCAAGATGTTGAACCACCTCTTAATCCTTATAATACAAAAGGTACTCTTGCTGACCTTGGTCAAACATTTGTACTCGAAGCTGGTTTAACAGGATCATGGTCAGTAGATGATGAAATTAAATTCTCATCTGGTGCAATCGGTTTCCTAACTTGGGACGACACATTAGATACAGCAAAAGGATACACTGCTGATATCGCAGTTAATCGCACAATTAGAGTTCGTAATCTAAAAAATGGCGTCGGTTTCAAAATTGGTGATACAATAACATCTGAATCTGGTGGTACTGCTACAATTGAATCTATCGGTATTGATGACTTCCCTAACAGAGAGGTTGGTCGAGGCGGTGGTTGTGTACTTGCAGACAGAAGAGTACTTGATCCAGACTCACTATATACTTACGTATTATGTTTTGGTTTTACACCTCGTACTCAAAACGGTTTAGGTTATGTTGCAAGAGACGGTGCTGGTATTAACGGTATCGGTTCTCTATCAATCTTTGTACGATGTGCATTCTATGCCCTAAACGGCGGACAGATGACGCTGAACAACAGTGGTACTCAGTTCGGCGATATCTCAATGAGAGCAAAAGGAACATCACAGTTCTTCCAACCTAAAAATACTACTGCAACTATTGTAGGTAATACTGTATTCGGAACTTCCATAATGGATGGTTCTGACAATATTATTTCAGACATGACTGACTACCTCACAGCTAATTCAGCAAATGGTGGTTTAGGTTATACTGGTTACGACTCAGTTAAATGTGAGCGAGATACTGGTATTATAATAGACGGTGTCGGTTATGACGTAGCAACTGATTCTAACTACTGGAGTAGATTAGCAGGTATTACTTATAGATCTCCAATATCATCTAAAGTTGTAGGCGATCAGCTAGAAGCAACAATAGGTGCTAATGTATTCCTACAGTCTCGTATTAATGAAATATTTGCTAATGCTAATAACGAAATTATTCCAAGAGTAGATACAAGTTTCCAAGAGATGTACAACGTCGTTAAGTACGGCGAAGAAAACATGAATCCAATTATCTGGCAAGATACAACCAAACCACAGGTTGCTGCTAGAGAATTATTGCAAGACAACAGACAGTTTATTACAGATACTCTTATTGATTGGATTGAAAATAACGAAGAGTTTTACGCATACGATAGTAAAGCATGTAGACGTGATGTATCTGATTATATCTTACCTGCTGTTAAAAACGACATGTTGTTTGATACAAACTTTAACGCAGTTACTGCTGGTGAAGCATACTATATGGCTGCTGCAAAAACTGTTATTGAAAATCAAAATAACGAAACTGTTGCTGCATATAAGAGACTTAAAGATCAAACCAACGAGTTACTTGACGGTGATTCTTATGAAGCTACCGCAAGAACAGATGCTGCGTTTGACGAAATATTAGAAATACTCGAAAACAAAAATACAGCATATACACCAACTAAGGCAACTTACGATGCTGCAACTGGTAAGTCAGTTATAACATTAAATACAAGCAAGAAGTTTAATGTTTCTAATGCTACTTACGACCCTGCATCTGGAGTATTTACTGCAACGATCGGTTCTCACGAACTAGTAGTTGGTGATTATATTAGATTTAAGCCAGAGTCAATTATATTTAGTTGTAACACTGGATCTGGTGTACAAAACCATCCTACTCCTGCAGCTCACCACCCATATTATAACAAGCCAGTTAAAATTACTAACGTGTCTGGTAATGTTATAACAATGAATGTTGGTGGAGGCGGCCCTACTGGTCAACAAGTTCACACATTCGTCTCAGCTGCTCCACAAGCAATTAGTTCAAGTCACGGTTTAAGTACTGGCAGAAAAGTACTATTGAGAACTGGTGGTCTTGTATTTACTTGTTCAAGAGATAATCACACAACAAGACATGCATATCCAAGAGCTTCTGATCCTGCAGCTGGTGCGCCGATTGAAGTATTAGGTGCTAACGAAACAACAATTACAATTAATGTTGGTGCATCTGCAATAGTTGATGAACACAGATTTGTTGAAGCTTTATCACAATCTGTATCAATCTTAGGTGCTGATATTAGATGGAGCGACAATGCTTCAATTGCTGCTGATAATAAAAATGCACGTAAACAACTACAAGCTAATAAAACATTCTTAGCAGATTATGTTGAAGGTTATATCGATGAAACATATTTCAGATATGACTCTAAGAAATGTCGTAGAGATACACAAAAATACATATTACCAGCAGTTGAAAGAGATATCTTAACTGGTTCTAACTATAATGCAATCCAAACTGGTATTGCTTATCGTTCAGGTACAACACTTGCAGATAATGTTATTAACGATCAGTTAGTAGAAACTATCGGTGCAATGAATGAAATCAAATCAAGAATTAATTTAAATAATGTTGAATCTGGATTTACTGTAACAGACGCTACTTACGATCCAGCTACTGGAGTCTTCACTGCAACTATCGGTAATCACGGTATGGCAGTTGGCGATTATATAATGCTTGCTGATAACGGTATTACAATGAGTTGTGATATGGGTGCTGGTGAAGTTAATCATACTTCTCCACAATCACATCACCCATATTGGCAAACACCTTGCCCAATTACTGGTGTAACTGATACAACTATTACAATGAATGTTGGAGATGGTGGAGCAGGACAATATCCGCACACCTTCGTATCAGCAGTAGCAAATGCAATTGTTCCTGCTAAAGGAGTTGGTTTAAGCTTTACACCAACAACTGCTACTTACAATCCTGAAACTGGAATGTTCTCAGCAACTATCGGTAAGCATGGATTACACCCTGGCGACTATGTTAAGTTCTTAGCAGGTGGTGTAACATTTAGTTGTGATACAGGAAGTGGGCCGCAGAATGACGCAGTCCCAGCGCCTTCACATCCATTCTATAACCACCCATGTTCTGTCGAGTCAGTAACAGCAACAACTATTACAATGTTCGTTGGTTACGGTGGTTCTAATGTACACACATTTGTATCTGCTTTAGATAACTCAATTACTCACATGGTAAGTATCGACGATAATGCTTCAGGATTTAGAAGTAATGAAGCTATTGATAAGATTACAAGTATTCTACAAAGCAGTGGTAAAACATATACAACAACTAACGCTACTTACGATCCAGGTACTGGTTTAACAGTTCTGACAGTTGGTGCTCACGATTTACAAATCGGAGATGAAATTAATATTGCTGCTAACAGTTTAACATTTACTTGTGATACTGATGGTAACGTAACTAATTATACGTATCCAACAACAACGATTACTAATTTTACACCTACTAATGCTTCTTACGATCCAGCAACAGGTGTATTCACAGCAACTATCGGTGCTCATAAACTGAAAGCTGGTGATGAGATTGAAATTGCACCAGAGAGTATTGTATTTACTTGTGCTATAGACGGTAATGCAACAATCCATCCGACTCCTGAAGCACACCATCCTTTCTGGAAGAAAAAGATTAAATTAACTTCGGTTGATTCTACAACTATTACAGCTAATGTTGGTTCAGTTGCAAACGGTGGCGGAGTACATACCTTTGTATCTGCTCTTCCAAATGCAATACAAGGCGAAAGACAGCACCCTGCATATAAGAAACCTGTAGTAATTGCTTCAACAACTGGAACAACTCTTACTGTTAATGTTGGTACATCTTCTGATCTATCACCACATACATTTATATCAGCTACTGCAGATAATATTAAGACTGCTAAATACATTTCAACATACACACCAACGACTGCTACATACGATGGTGGTACTGGTGTATTCGTTGCATCTATCGGTAGACACAATTTAGAAGCTGGTGATTACGTACAGATTAAACCTAACTCGGTTGTATTTACATGTGCTCTTGACGGAAATGTTACTGAACATTCTGCACCTGCTGCACACCACCCTTACTATATGACTCCAGTTCAAATTGACTCAGTAACTGCTGACTCAATAACAATGAATATAGGAGCTGGTCCTGGTGGAGTTCATACATTTGTTAGAGCAGAAGTTGGAGCAATCGATTCAGACGCTATAGTATTTACTGACCCTGCTGCACAGATTAAACACTACACACCTACAACTGCAACATTTATTCCTGCATCTGGTATCAGTGTAGTAACTAGTGCAAATCATGGTTTAACAACTGACGATTGGGTAGAGTTTGCACCATATAGTTTCACATTCACTTGTTCACTTGACGGTGATGCAACAGAGCATTCATACCCAAGAAAAGGTGATGTTAACTATAGAAGACCAATGCAGATTACTGCAGTTACAACAGACACATTTACTGTTAATCTAGGTGCTACTTCAGGTGGTACTCATACGTTTGTATCTTGTGAAAAGCACGCTGTAACTCATGTATCTACAAACGGTCAAGGTCAATTAGCAAGAGAATATCTACAGAACAACAAAGACTTCCTTGCTGCTGATGTTCAAGAGTTTTTAGATACACAATACTTTGTATTTAATGGCGCTAAGTGCTCAAGAGATTCAGGATATATCTTAGACGCAGTTAGACGAGACCTTGCTACTAATTCTAACTACCACTCAGTGTTTATGGGATTAGGATATCTTATCGGAACTGAAGGTGCTAATAGAGTTATATACGAACAACTTACAGAAACAGTTGGAGCGATCAACTATCTAAAAGCACAAGTTGCGGCTGATCCTTCAGTAACAGGAACTGCACTTACAAGAGCTAATGCTTCATTCGATGAAATTATCGACATTATGTCAAACGGTCGTGCAAATGCTAACGCTCTTACTTACGGTGATGAAGCTGCGCTATCTGTTAACCATACAACTGGTGCTACTGCATTAATTAATAACAGACTCTTCTTACAAAAAGAAGTTACTGCTTATATTGCTGATCAGTTCCCATCAATAACATACGATGTAGCTAAGTGCGAAAGAGACACTGGTTATATGATTGATGCTTTAGTATGGGATGTTAAGTACGGCTCAAATGCTGCTTCTGTTAACTTCTCAAGATTATATTACGAAAATGCAATTAGTGTATTACCTGAAGATCAGAAACTACCTACTGCAAAAACTTGGGAGCATCTTGCAAATGTTTGTTATAACATTGTAAGAGATGTAGCAGTTACTCCAACAACCGGTAATACTGAAACACAAGATGTTTCACTAACAGATGCTGGTGTTGAGGTTGCTGAAGCTGCAAGAGCAGGTGTTAATGTAACTACTCAAATTATTAGAGATAACAATTTAGATAATCTTCCACATCTTAACGAAGGTTCAGTTGAAGTTGCTATGGAACCTGCAGTTAATACAATCGACGGCTTAACAGAAAATCTAAAAGAGTCTGTTATTGAATATCTAAGAGATGAGCATAACGGATTACCAATTGCTAGAGAAAAATGTACTCGTGATGTTGGAATTATTCTTGACGCTGTATCTCGTGATATTGAATACGGCGGAAACGAAAATACATTAGAAGCTATCGATTATTACTTCAAGCAATTTAATTCTGAAAGTGCTGATTACGAACAACAGCGATCAACTAACGTTTTACCAGTTGAAGTAAAAGGTCAGATGAAAGCGCTGGCCGATTACGAAGATACTGCTAACGTATCTGGTTTAAGAGAAAAGATTAATATTCTTCCTCGTGAACAGCGTAAACCAATACAACTTGCGTTTAGAAGATTAGCTGATGTTGTTGCTCCAGTTATTTCTGGATCACAAACAACAACACCATACGGTGTTAGATATACTCCAACAAACGCTGCATATAATCCAGCAACTGGAGTATTTACTGCAACGATCGGTACTCACACATTAAAAGTTGGAGATAAGATTTGGTTAGCACCTGAAGGATTTACCTTTAGTTGTGATATGGGAGCTGGTGTACAAAGTCATACTTCACCACAAAAGCATCATCCATTCTACCACAAACCTGTAACAATTACAGCAGTCGGTGCAAACACAATTACAATGAATGTTGGTGATGGTGGCTCCGGTCAACAACCGCATACATTTGTATCTGCTCTTGCTGATTCAATACAAACTGTACCTTATGTTAATACTGATGGTACAGCGGTTAGTATTGCTACAGCTACAGCGGCTCACGACTTAATTGACACAATTGCTAACTTCATTGATTATACAAACATTGAAGATAATGAATTACCAACACTTGTTAAGGCTTCTTTTGATTCTAACAGAACATTAGCAAGAAAGCAATTACAGAGAAACAGAGACTTTATCATTGAAGAAGTTCAAGGGTATATTAAAGATCGTTATTACACATTCGATGGCGATAAGTGTAAGCGTGATATTGCTTTACTTCTTGATGGAGTTAAAGTTGACGTGTTAACAGGTTCAAACTATAACGCAGTTCATAACGGACTTGCATATAGAATTGAAACACCTGGAACTAATAAAGTAATTAACGAACAATTAGTTGAAACAGTTAAAGGTATTGAATACGCCAAAGCTAAAGCAGTTGCTGCTGTAACTGACCAGGCGTTGCAAACTAAGACTGAGGAAGCATTTGACGAAATCATAGATATTATGACTAAGGGTCGAAGCGCTGCTGATGCGATTGATTACACTTCAACTGCACTTAATGTTAATAAAATTAATGGTAGATCACAATTACAAAATAACAAGGTATTCTTACAGGCTGAAATAACTGCTTGGTTAGCTGCTAACAGACCTTCACTTTCTTACGATGTTGCTAAGTGTGAAAGAGATCTTGGTTACTTAATTGATGCGGTATCATTCGATATACAACACGGTGGTAACTTTGGTACTCTCAACTTTACTAGACTATACTTTGAAAATGGTGTAAACGTCGGATTACCTTTATCACAGCGTGAACCTTCATATGCTGCATTTAGACATATTGGTGATTGTGCAAAGTTAATTGTACAAGACACAGATATAGGCGGACTCAAGTCTGTTGGTAATAGCGAAACTCAAAATATGGCTGGTGCAACTGCCGGAGTTCTACTTGCTGCAGATGCTGAAGAGTTATTTGATATATCAGCACAAATTATCGAAGACAACGGCATGTTAATGGCTCCAGCATATGACTTACCCGATGCTGCTGCACCATATAGTACTGCTCAAATAGCTGCATTTAATGCAATAGATAATATTAAAACAACTGTTGCTGAAGGCTTAATCGAGTATGTATCTACATTCTACGATGTCTTACCATTTAGTGAAACTAAGTGCAGAAGAGATACTGGTTATATTATCGATGCTGTATCTCACGATATCCAATACGGTGGAAACAGTGCAACAGTTCAAACTGCTGGAATGTATTTTGAGAATGCTGTAAATACTGGATTGAAACTTGAACAAAGAATGGGTACAAGAGATGCATTCATACACATGTCTAAAGTTGTAGAACATGTTGTTGGTGCAGTAGATATTACAACAACTGCATTCCCTAAAGAAGCAGTATTCTACACTGGCGATATTTTAACTCAGTATGACTACTGGCTTGGTGTTGAATCATATCAAACAACTGAAGCTCAAAATAAAGCAGTAATTGGAGCTAATCCAAATACATGTAAAGCTGCAAGAGACCTTGTACAAATAGTTGCTAACGCTGTTGATGATAATATTGAAATCGGATCAACAATACCAGAGATGATATTCCCATCAGAAGCTTGGGTAGCAGATAACTATAAAGTAGCTAAAGACTTAGTTGATAATCAGAGAGATACAATAGCTGAAGCAGTAATTACATATCTAAGCAGTGTACACAGTGGATTGAGTTTCCCTGCAGCTAAATGCAGAAGAGATATTGGATATATCGTAGATGCTATATCACACGATGTTCAGTACGGCGGAAACTTCGCAACAAGACAAGCTGCTGGTATCTACTTCGAAAATGGTGTTTCAGTATTACCGGTTGACACAAGAAACCAATATTCAGATATATTGAATATTCTTGGTACACTTGTTGATGGAGTAGTACAAGAAACTGATGTTTCAAATACACTATACACAATCACTCCTCAAAATACTTTGGGTACTGCTGCAACAGCAACAGAAGGTACTAGAGCTCATGATTTAATTGCTTATATCGAAGGAGTTATAAGAGCTGATGATACTGATGAATTACCTGCGATCGAGCCAGGTAATACTGGATGGATCGACGCTGAACTAACAACAGCTGCCGTAACAATCGACGATAGTACTGAAGAGCTTGCAAGTGATGTAACAACCTTCATAAATAATAACTTTGATGTACTTGATTATAACAAAGCTAAGTGTAAGAGAGACACAGGGTTCTTACTTGATGCATTCAGTTATGACTTAAACTTCGGCGGTAACTCTGCTTCAAGATGGAATGCAGATTTCTACTTCTGGAACCAAGTATATAGATTACCTGAAGATCAAAGAATACCAACTGCCAAGTCTTACAGACATCTTGGAAAAATCTGTAAAGATATAGTAATTGGTGAATACGCTGGTCAAGTTCAGAATGGAGAAGTTGCAACAACTGTTGAGAGTATTAAAGTTGAAGGATTAGCAAATATCTTCTACAAGACTCAATTGTACAATGACACTAAAGAATTGCCATTGCTTGAAGAGCCAACTTATCTAAATCCTGTGTTTACAGATGCTAAAAACATCTTAGGACAAGTAAGAGAAGCTTTACAATATGAGACAGTTAGTTTTGTTGGAAAAACATATAAGTTTATCGATCTTAACTTAACAAGACGTGATGCTAAAAACTTATTAACCGCAGTCAGTAACGACTTTAAATATCAGAAGTATGACCCTGATGTTGCAGCTCCAACATATACAGACTTTGGTAGTTCAAACGCAACAATGACATATACTGCTGCATTCTTTGACTTCAAAGGTGCTCATGTATTCCCAGTGTTTAATCCAACATTACAAGGATTGAAGTATCAAGGTTCAGTTGCTCAATTATCAGATCTATCAGCGATCACTGGAATGAAACTTAATCATTCATATATTGTTGCTACTGATTACGCTACGAACTATTACGCTGGTAATATATATTACTGGAATGGCACAACTTGGGCATTAGAAGGTGCAAATAATACTGATCTTCTAGATGCATTTACTGGTGCATGGGATAGAATGAGAAATTACATTGTTGGTATTGCGCCTAACTCACAGCACGCATTAATGGTTGAAGGATTATTTAATGACTGTGTTAAAGATAACATACTACGTCCTAATACATTAGTATTCGGTTCGTTGGTTGAATCCATTGCTCACCAGTTCAACGGTGCATCGGCTGGTGTTAATAGAAACGCGCTGCCACTTAACTTTAGAAACCTTGGTTCTGCTATATCAGCGATCGCTTCGGTACTTAATGAAGATGGTGGTAGAATCCGATGGTCAGGTGCTGATGAATTGAATAACCAGTACTTCGCAAGAGGATTAAGAATTAACGGTCGAACCGGAAGAATTGAAGGTAGACCATTTACATCTTCTGTTAGAAAACTCGCAAGAAGAGCTTCTAATAGTAGAGCATCAATTTAAATAGGATAAAGATATGCCAATTACTACAATCACAACATCGCAGGCGCCGGACGCAAAACCGGTAGCGGTTCAAAAGGTCGTATCTACCAACTGGCAAGTACTTGTTGAAGTACCTCAATACGAGGTTCCAGAATTAGTATTTGGTGGTAGTACAACTGTTGAACCGGGCGTCGGCGAGATTATTTCACCTTTAATATTCTGTAATACAACAGCAAGCACAGCAACTGTCGATGTAAGATTTCATCGTGAAGACGTTAATGCTGAATTTTATGTTATTAGAAATATGTCAGTACCAGCTTACGAAACTACTGCAATCCCACTAAACGGCCAATTCTTAAAGAGTGGAGACACTCTCGAAGTAATAGGTGATACGGACTTAGCAATTCATGCTACATTATCGTTCACATTAGGCCAATCTGAGGAAGATGACGTTGTCTAAAGACAATAAATAATATAATATGATAAACGGAGACTAAAGTAAAATGTCCAAATTTGGAACACTCACAGGAAAGAATCTATTAATCGGTCATGGCGTACCGGTAGCCTTTCCAATTACTCTTGATCCAGCACCGTTCGAAGGTTCTGTGGTTTATGCTGATAACGGAGAGCTAAGATACTCCAACGGCACAACTTGGGAGCCATTAGGAACTGGCCCACAGGGAACTCAAGGTAATATTGGTATTCAAGGTAATCAGGGTGTGCAGGGCGACTATGGTCCCGGCTTTACAATTATCGGCGCGGTCGCTGATGTTGATAGCGGTGGCGATCCCCAAGCAACTCTTAATACTGCATTCGGATCTGCTAATATTGGCGAAGGTGTTATTGATGACGCTGACGACGAACTTTGGATTTACGATGGAACAACCTGGGTAAACATTGGATCATTTAGAGGTGTTCAAGGTTTACAAGGATCTGATGGTCCTCAAGGTGTTCAAGGAACAATCGGTAACGAAGGTATCCAAGGCGAACGAGGATATCGTGGTTTCCAAGGTCCAAAAGGTATTCAAGGTACTCAGGGTGTTCAAGGTGACTTAGGTATTCAAGGTATCCAGGGCCAACGTGGACCACAGGGTGTACAAGGTGTTCAAGGCGAAACTGGTATTCAAGGTTTACAAGGCCGTGAAGGACCTCAAGGTATTCAAGGAACAACTGGTATCCAGGGCGATACTGGTATTCAAGGCATGCAAGGCTTTAATGGTGATGACTCTGGTGCAATAGTTCAGTACGTACTTGGTAATCAAATAACTGAATCTCCTGCCCCTGCTGGCGGGTTTATGACCTTTAATGCACCATCAACAAACACTACATTTACTGGTGTTACTAAGATTTGGATTAATGATGATGACGCGTTTAATAATAACTTAGATGGTCTATATCAATATATTGCTAGTTCATCATCTGCTAATAAAGCTTATGTAAAAGTAACAAAGCGTGATGAACCATCACGATACGCAATTTTCTCAGTACAAGACATCGTTGAAGATATTGGTGGTACTTATTGGGAATTAGATGTAACATTCTTATCTGGTTCTGCTACTAAAGAACATTTTGTTATAGAATCTTCTCCTGGTTCGGGCACTTATATTAGTTCCCCATTACTAGTTGCTTTTGATGTTTCTGGTGATCGCGGTATTCAAGGTCTACAAGGACCTATTGGACCTCAAGGAACACAGGGTGTACAAGGTGTACAAGGCCGAAGAGGACCTCAAGGTGTTCAAGGTACAACTGGTATTCAGGGTGTACAAGGTCTGCAAGGTGTTCAAGGTACTCAAGGACGTGTAGGACCACAAGGTACACAAGGCCTGCAAGGTGTTCAAGGTACTCAAGGTTCAGCTGGTGACTTCGGTGGTATTTCATACGAATATACTTATGGTGATAGTACTACTGATTCAGATCCAGGCACAGGTAATTTACGATTTAGTTCTACAAACTTCTCATCTGCTAACTTAAAATTATGGATTGATGACGAAGAAGCAAACTCTATCAATGTTATGGATGGCTTACTTACTGAATTAGATGATCTAACAGGCTCGCCAAAAGGTTATCTTAGAGTAGTTGATTCTTCTGATTATTCTAACCAAGCTCTTTTCAGAATTGATCTTATTACAGATAAAACAGGTTATTGGCAATTAGATGTTACTCCTTTAAACGGTGTAATTACATTTACTAATTCTACAAATTTAAGAGTAACATTCTCAAGAAACGGCGACCGTGGTTTACAAGGTATACAGGGCGTTCAAGGTATTCAAGGTGATGTTGGTTTCCAAGGTATTCAAGGTATCCAAGGCCCTCAGGGAACAACAGGTATTCAAGGGTCACAGGGTCTACAGGGTGTACAAGGAGAATCAATTCAAGGTACTCAAGGTACACAAGGGATAACAGGTTCTCAAGGACTACAGGGTCTTCAGGGATTACAGGGTGGTACTGGTGGACAGGGTACTCAAGGTGTTCAAGGCACTACTGGTATCCAAGGCTTGCAGGGTGTACAAGGTGAACAAGGACAATATGGTGGATTAACATTCCCATGGAACTTCGTTAATAACACACTTGGTGGTACTGATCCTGGCTCAAACAATTTCAAATTCAATAATGCTAACCCAACACTTGCTACATTAATTACAATTGATGACACTCCTACTGATCAGTTCTCTCAACAAGTAGATGGTTTATTCGATTTTATTGCTAATCAACCTGGCGCAGTTTTAGGTTATCTAAAAATACAAGAAGGTAACTATGAAGATGGTGCTGGCCCGGCTGGTCACCATTGGTTAATATACGAAATTACTGGTTGGACATGGAACGGCCCTAGTAAAACTTACGGTTACTGGGATGTTAATTATGTTGACGGTAACGTTACTAACTGGCAGACTTCTGTTAACGCGGTTCACGGGCCAACTACTCTAATTACATTTGTTCCTCGTGGTCCTGGTGGAGTTCAAGGTGCACAAGGTACACAGGGTTTACAAGGGTTACAAGGTTTAACAGGTGCTGGTACTCAAGGTACACAAGGACCTCAAGGTACTTTAGGTTTACAAGGAACGACTGGTTCATTCGGTGGTGTAACGTTTGATTATACTTACGATAGTTCAACATTAAATAGTGACCCAGGTACTGGTAAATTAAGAATTAATAACGCTACGTTATCATCTGGTACTGCAATGTACATTGATAATCGAGACGATAACTTTATTGATATCGCTGCGTTCTTATCAACTATTGATGATTCAACAAGCCCAATTAAAGGCCACTTTAAAATAACTAAAGTTGGTTCACCTGAGATATTCCACTTATATACTATTAGTTCAGCCGTAGCGATCGGCGGTGGATATTATAACGTAGGTTGTGCTCATGTTGATGGTAATGGTTCTCTTGCTAACCTAGATGATATAACAATTACTTTTGCAAGAACAGGTGATGCTGGTGCAACCGGTTCAACTGGTTCTCAAGGTACACAAGGACCTCAAGGACCTCAGGGAACTCAAGGCTTACAAGGTCTTACAGGTGCTGGTGCTCAAGGCGCAATAGGTGGTGTTGGACCTCAAGGTACTCAGGGCTTACAAGGTTCACTTGGTGTTGGTGCAGTTGGTGCTCAGGGTATTCAAGGCTTACAAGGTATTCAAGGTGACTTGGGCTTACAAGGCTTACAAGGTGAAACGGGTGCTGGTGTAGCTGGTTCTCAAGGTACTGGCGGTTCTCAAGGTGCTCAAGGTCTACAAGGTGTTCAAGGTATAACCGGCGCTGGTATTCAAGGTCCTCAAGGACTTCAAGGCCCAGGCGGTGTTGGTGCTGAAGGTGGTCAAGGTGTTCAAGGTGGATACGGACTGCAAGGTGTTCAAGGTTTACAAGGTATTGCTGGTTCAGGTGGTATTGGTGGACAAGGTACACAGGGTATTCAAGGTGTTCAAGGATCTGACGGCCCACAAGGTTTACAAGGTAATGATGGTGGTGAAGGCCAACCAGGCGGACCTGGTTCTCAGGGTGTTCAAGGTGAAACAGGAGCTGGTTCTCAAGGTATACAAGGACCTCAAGGTGCTGATGGATTTGGTATTCAAGGCCCGGCAGGTGAAGGTTCTCAAGGTATTCAAGGAATATCAGGTTCTCAAGGACTTGGCGGTTCAGGACCACAAGGTACTCAAGGTGTTCAAGGTTTCCAAGGTGTGATTGGTGCACAGGGTACTGGCGGAACAGGACCACAAGGTATTCAAGGCCCAGAAGGTCCAGATGGAGGAGCAGGAACACAGGGATCAACTGGTGAAGGTATTCAAGGTACACAGGGCATGCAGGGTAACGATGGAGCTCTGGGTGCTGCTACTCAAGGTCTTCAAGGTGTACAAGGTCTTCAAGGTGCTCAAGGTATTCAAGGTGAGGCTGGTGCTGGTGTACAGGGTCCATTAGGTTTCCAGGGTGCTCAAGGTAATGAAGGAGCAGGTGCTGCAGGACCTCAAGGACCTCAAGGTGACTTAGGTATTCAAGGTACTCAAGGCTCGCTCGGCTTCCAAGGTTTAATCGGTGCAACTTCTAATCAAGGCGCACAAGGAATGCAAGGTAACCAAGGTTTCCAAGGATTTGACGGAGGCGGTGGTTTCCAAGGTGTTCAAGGTAACTTAGGTATACAAGGACCTCAAGGTTTAGACGGTGGAACAGGTGGAGCAGGTATACAGGGCTCGGAAGGTCCTCAAGGCCCATCTGGTTTCCAGGGTGGAGTTGGTACTGGTGCAGATGGTGTTCAAGGTCCTAGAGGTTCTCAAGGCTTAGTTGGAGCTGGTGGTCAAGGGCCATCTGGTCCTCAAGGTCCGGCTGGTTCTGAAGTTGGTCCACAGGGTGCTACAGGATTCCAAGGTTCATTAGGTAACTCTGGTCCTCAAGGTATTGCTGGAGCTGTGGGTAATACTACTCAAGGTATTCAAGGTCCGGGTGGTGAAAACGGTCTACAGGGACCAAATGGTCCACAAGGTGTTCAAGGTACTGCAGGCGGTAGTACTGGACTAGATATTGCAAGTTTACACACATCTGGTCTACAGGGTACTGCAATG